GGTGCGGCTTTAACACGTAAAGTTCGCGGGGCGGGCCCGTGGTCGGCCCGGCGGCCTCGATGTAAGAGTTCCCGGCGATCAAAAGGAATCGGATGAAGCTCCCGAGGAATTTCGATTGTCCCTCCCGCGCGTTCGGCCGCCTGATGAGATCGATGAGCGGGTGATCCGTAATCTCCTCCTCCTTGTTGCCCTCGCCGCGGAAGAGGATGATCGGGATGGACTCGATGGCCTTAGCGACTACCTCTATGCAGGCGTAGGCGTCCTGGCAGGCCATATAACCTTCCCTGGCGTAGGTCGCCAGGTCCTTCGTCATCCAGGCCACCTCCTGGCCGGCGTAGAGCAAGAGTGTTACGGCCGTGGCTTGGCTTTGTTTTACTTCCCTCAGGGTTGGTTTGACCCCCAGGATTTGAAGAAGTCCCATCACGCCCTCTCGATGCGCGGGCGCACGGACCCGAACGGGTTATAAAAGGCAAGCAGGAAGGCGTCGGCCTCGTCCGGGGAGCGGAAGCCGCGCGCCTTATAGTCATCCTTGCTCTCGATGATCCGGCGCCCCTTCTTGTCGAGGCCCTTTGATCGCCTGTTCACGAGCTCCGTCATCAGCCGGTCGTTGTTCGGGCATGCGATTTCTTGTATGATCTTTCCGACCTCGAACCACATCTCCGAAGCCACGTTCGGGTATTTGTCCGGATCGCCGGCCTCCCCGCCAAAGTTTACGGGGATGATGGAATAGCCCTTCGCCTGAAGGATGTCCGTGACGCCACCGCCGACTCCGGTGTCATCGACTTTGATCAGCGCTTTCTTGTTATACGCAAAAAAGCGCTCGGCCTCATCGGCGATGAAAACGAGCTTGGCCTTTTCCGGAAGGTTGGCCGTTGAAATAGTTTTTGAATCGATGAGCTTCATTCCCTTGCGATGCTTGAATACCGTATCGTCCGCTCCGCCCCTGGCCACGTCGATCCCGCCCTCGTCAGCCCCGTCGGTGTTGAAATCCGGCTTATCCCAGTTGGCGAACATCTGACTGACCTGAGAGAGTTTGATGATTGAATCGGCGCCGGCATCGACTATCTCCCCGAGGACCTTCGTCTGATAGAGGACTGAATCCTCGCCCCACTCCCTCCGCCCGTCGTCAATGTATTTCGGTGTAGCGATCTGAATTGAAAGACTCGCAGGATCGACCCATATCCGTTTGAATCTATCGGGTCGCATGAGATCGGGGACGTCGATCCCGCGGAACTTCTCTCCGGTGATATACGGCGATTCAAACGCCGAGATGTGGATGCGATTCCAGTCGCTTTTATCGCCCTGAAAAATCTTCCAATACTGATCCCCGACCTGAATGCCGTCCGTTGTGGACATCACGAGCCATCGACAGAAACCGCCCGTCATACTTCCGCGGACCGCATCCCAAAGCCATTGAGGAATTCCCTTACCTTCGTCAAAGATGAATAGAATGGCTGGCGCGTGCCATCCCTCGCCCCTGGCTGGCTTGTCCGTCGAGAACCCGATCGCGTAATGGTCGGCATCGTCCGTCTTGATTTCCGTCATCAGGCATTCGCCCTCGAGCTCGAACCGGCTCCGGGCGTAGATCGCGTTGATCTCAGACCACAAGAGCATCTTTACCTGGCCGTAAGTTGGAGCCGTGGTGATGACTTTGGAGTTCGGGATACAATTCAAGAACCAGACTGCGATCTCAGCCGCGGCGAAGGTCTTGGAGACGCCGTGGCTCGACCGGACCGCCGTCCTCTCGTTGTCGCGGACGGATTCCAATATTTCGCGTTGTTTGGTCCAGGTCATATGACCGAGAGCATGTTCAAAGAAAAAAACAGGGTCTTCCCGATAAAGGCGAAATAATTCAGCCATGACCTGGGCGGTTTCCCGTTCGGCGACTTGTTCCATCATCCCTTCCATTTTTGTTCCCTGTGCCGACGAAGATGACTTTGATTGTCATCGAACCTCATAAGGTTCTCGATGCGGTTATCGTCTCTGATGTCGTTATTGTGGTGAACAACTTCCGTGGGTAGGAGAGTCCGGCCCAGATGCGCCTCCATCACAAGGCGATGTTCCAAGACATAGCCCTGAGAGGTACAGTGCGGATGGTCAGGCGAGTAGATATAGATATAGCCGTAGTAGTCTTTGCGTCGCCCGGTTTGCCAGCTGATTTTGCGGCCAATTTTAGCGGCCGACATTTTCTTCAATGTCTCGGGAGAATACTTTCTGCCTCGCAGGGCGGCGGCTAATTTCTCTCTGGTTTCCGGTGACGTTTTGTGACCCTTTAGACCAGCGGATATGTTTGCGCGGCCCTGATCTGACATGGACTGTCCTTTAATCATTTCTCGTCCTCGGCAACCCCCTTCATGGATTTTTTGAAGTCGGCGAGGGAGAGTTTCGCATTCAGGTTCAGGTTGCCTGAAAGTTCAAGTTTGGGATCTTTGAAAAATCCGAGATGCTTTCCTATGAGTTCCAGGGCTGGAATTTTGCAATGCATCTTGAATTTGACCTTATCATTGACAACATTGGATTCCTTGCCGTCCGCAGACTCGCGGATCGTCCGGTTTTCCTCGATCGCCTCCAGGGCCCTGGACGTTCCTTCGGGCATATCCTCGAAACCTTTGGCCTTGATAGCGCCGGTATCTTTGTCGATCGTGATATAGTTCTTGAGATCAGAACGACCAACGATCCACAGTTCCCGGACCCATTCATCGGCAGTAATCTCAAGTCGCTTTTCCCGCTTTTTTTGAGCCCTGGAAATAACGGCCGCAACCTTAACATTTTTTAACAGCCGTGCTCCCTGTTCGGGGGCCGTCTTTCGGCTATAACCCGCCCGAGAAGCCGCTCGCGTAGCGTTTAGGTCCACAAGATATTCATGAACGAATAGGTGCTGGCGGGGCGTAAGCTTTTTCATTCCTATCCCTCCCGCCCCAGAAGCAGATCGACCTTGCTTTCGATGCGAACGAGCGCCTTCTCGGTGTTATCTTTGGATACGATAAGGCCCGCGATTGCTTCTCCATGCTCCCGGCATGTCTCGCCCTCTCCCGGACGCGGCCCCTTGCTATTTCCCGATATGGGCGCTGGGCCCGGATTTGGTGTCACCTTCTTTGAATTCCGCTTGAGGATCACAAGCCAGGTTCCGACGTTCGCCACAATCGCCATCGCCACGGCTGTCCACGTCACTGCCTGGCTTTGTTTGACTCCATGCTCCAGGGCCTCGACTGCTACCTGCATTATTCCGATCATTTCTCCCCCTTCGCTTCGAGCTTCTTAATCTCAAGTTTGAGGATGGAGATTTCGTCTCCGCGAACCTTGAATTCGACGATGAAGGCAGGCGTGACTTCGAAGTTCCCATTCGGAAGTTTCGCCACGACTCGGGCATCCCCAATGGGAATGAGGACGGGCGGCTTCGTCTTGCAACTAGTCGCCGAAAATAAGAGCGTTGATAGCATCAATATCGCCAGAAGCGATAACGCGAAGCAACGCCTGTTTTTCTTCCGCATTCTTTATCTCCTGTTTTTCGATGGCTTCTCTGATTTTTTCCAGGTCCGTTTTCTTTTTCAGGAAGGGGATGATCGCCAGAAGAAGCTCGATGATCTTGTCCATCACGTGCCCACCTTGAACGGATCAATGATGACCGGCGTCCCCTTGCGATAACCTAACGGACGCATTTTGCAGAAAGCATTTTGCCGCTCCGCATCCTCTTCGGTTAGCGTTGCAGACCCGCCGCCGGTTGCCCCGATCACGTGCCCGTTGTCGACCATGAGCATCACATGGACCGCATGCCCCGATGCATCGAGCCAGAACGCCAGGCAACCCGCGTAGCCAAGCACTACAACGTTGGGTTTGAAGAGCATGTAGAGATCATGAGCCGAGTAATCGCGGGCCTGAAGTTTGCCGACGGCCTGGAGAACTTCGACTACAAAACCCGAACAGTCAAAGCCCTCCATCGGGTCGTCGCCTCCCCAATGGTAGGGCGTCCCGATGAAGTGCTTGGCATAGTCCACCGCGACGGCGCGGTAGTAATCGGCGCGGATGAGGTCCTCTGGCTTCATGCCCCAAGCGTGAGGTGAATTATTATATTGTCAAGAGGCCGGGGTTATTTAGTATTTAGTTTTCCCATATAAAACAGGGAAAATATTTATTTGTCGCTCGTCCTTAAATATTCTTCTAAACATTCAAAGCGGTGGTAGATCCGGTCCGGCTCTTTGTCGTTGATGATGATGACCGCCTTCGCCGGATTGATCTTAATCCCGCACCATGAGCAATATAGCGCACCGAATACCTTCGGCTTCTCGTGGAGAGGAACTTTGTCGATGCGCTCCGATTTTGGGGTGAGCTTCTTCGTGCCCTCGCAGTGAACTGGGCATGCCAGGATCCTCTTGGCCTTATTCGCCGGCACTTGCGGAAACAGCCCCTTTATGTGTTCGTGGAGCCTTGCATCCCGGATCTCGCATCTCGGAAGTCCATTCTTATTCGTCGTTCTAGCTGGGCAAGTTGCGCAGCATTCGACGGAAAAGGTTTTGCCTTTATATTCGAGAAGATAGCGGTTCATGCTTTCCTTTTAACGGGGTTTGGACTTCGCGGCTTTGGACGTGCGTGCGAGAGCATATAGAAGTAAGTAAAGAGACCGTCTTCCGCGTTTCGTTGGGATGAACGATATTGAAATGGTAAAGCCGGATTCCATCGGCTCCACTATGGTGCGATCCCTTAACTCTTGCGCTGATATTCCGTCGTGTTTAGCGGTCAATTCGCGGATTGCTTTCATCCCGCGAAAGATGCTATTCAGACGTTCGATGATTTCATGTCTTTGCATTTTCCCTCTCTTCCGTCCATGTCATGCCCCCCCCCGCCTGAGCCTGCCAAGCCCCGCCAAACCTTGCCGGACCTCGCCGAACCCCGCCATGCCAAGCCCGACCCTTTTCTATTTTCATTCAATCATTGCTCCTTGTCTCCTTCAGCCCCGAAAAGGGATCGGGCGAAAGGAGGAGCAAAACCCGGCCCCCCGAGGCTCGTTTTTTTTCAGGTCTTAGCCAGGCGCGGGTCGGCCTTGAATAAGATGCCGACGATCGCCGTCAAAATTGCGATGATGATTTCCGGCGAGACCGGCATATCCACCCCGGCCGTTCCCAAAGCCCCGATAACGGCCGCGACGATGGTAAGTAAAAATTTCGGGTCCTTGAACTTCCCGATCTGCGCTCCGATTTTGGCGAGGTCGGCCTTTGCTTCACCAAAGACCCAGACCAGGATTGAGCCGAGAGTGGCCGCCAGGGCGACGGCATTGATGGACAGCCCGAAGGCCGGGGCCATAATGCCCAGGATCGCACCGACGACGGCCACGACCACTGCGATTGTCTTTCTGCTCATGTTGAGCTCCTCCTACGATTTATTTCTCTAGCCTTATCGGCTTTGAGTTCGTATCCGATCCCGGCCGCGAAGGCCAGGGCGTAGAGGGCGACGATGAAGATCATGTCCATAGCCAGACTC